TAGGCATGAAATTACTCCGCTCTACGCCGCCGCGCCAGTCTCTGCTGCTTGTAATTGGCCTAGCTGCAAGTCCGAAGAGTACCAGCAAGCGCTACTGCTGTTAGGGGCAGCAAAAGTACTAAAGGAAACATCATGACTAAGTATTGCGACGGGACAACAGCGCTGACGCCCTGCCCGAGCGCACCATGGTGCAGTGTCACCGCGACACAGAGCGCCGGCTGCGGGAGATCATGAGCGGCAAAAACCAGGCACATGACGTCACGGTGATGGCTTTATGACCCGTTCGGAAAAAATCAAGGACCACCTGGGAAGAGCGCAAAAATGAACACAGCATTTTTATTGATGGCCCAATACGACGCCCAAGCCATTATTCCCGTGGGCACCATCGTGCGCGACTACTTCCCTCACCTCAGCGTAGACAAGTTCCTGCGCAAGGCGTCACTGGGCGAGATATCGCTGCCTATCACTCGCATCGAGCCAGGCTCACAGAAAGGCGCGAAGGGTGTGCACCTGCAAGACCTGGCCAACTACATCGACGACCGTCGTGCTGCTGCGCAGAAGGAAAATAGGCAACTCACCGGCCAGCCGGGGTAACATCAGTGCAACAATCAACGCGACTTTTCTGTAAGTAGTTGATCTATCAACGTATTATTTAAGAGGCCGTCCAATCCATCATCGGGGCAATTGAAACGAGACGCCCCCTCTCAAGGACGGTTTTCACTGCGGAAACTTGCGCTGTCGCTGCTGTCTGATTCACGCTGATTTAATGCCTTTTTCGGTCATTTTTCTTTGTCGGGGTAACATCCGGGGTAACAAAACTTCAATGTTACACCGCCATGGGATCAATACGCGCACGCAAGCGTCAGGACGGCATCGTTGGCTACACGGCAGTGGTCCGCATCAAGCGGGCGGGCAAGGTCATTTTCTCCCAAACCGAAACCTTTGAGCGTGAAGCTGCTGCCAAGGCCTGGCTGAAGAAGCGCGAAACCGAGCTTGCGGCACCGGGCGCGCTGACGAAGACCGAAGACCCGACGCTTTCCCAGCTGATTGAAAAATACAACGCTGACAAGCTGCGCCCGCACGGCAAGACCAAAGATCAGGTGCTGCGCGCTATCGCGGCCTCAAGCCTGGGCGAGATTCGGTGCTCGCAGGCGCAGAGCCACCACATCATCGACTATTTGCGGGCCATGACCTCGCAGCCGCAAACGCGGGGGAACTACCTGTCTCACCTGGCGGCCGTCATCAGTCTGGCGCGGCCGGCGTGGGGGTACCCCATTGACAAACAGGTTGCCGAGGATGCACGCGTGGCCGCCGAGAAGCTGGGCCTGATCGGCCGGTCCAAAGAGCGCACCCGCCGCCCTACCCTGGCCGAGCTGGACAAGCTGCTCGCGCACTACGAACTGGCCGAGAAAAAACGCGTAGATTGCATTCCGATGACGCGGCTAATTTTGTTCAGCATTTTCTCGACGCGCCGGCAAGAAGAGTCATGCCGGCTGATGATCGAAGACCTTGACCGCGAGAGGGCCGAGATCATCGTGCGCGACATGAAGAACCCTGGCGAAAAAATCGGCAACGACGTGACCACGCTGCTGCCGGCACAGGCGCTGCAATTGATCGACGGCCGGCAGATCCGTGAAGGCCGGATCTGGCCCTTCAACGCCGGCAGCGTCAGCGCATCGTTCACCCGAGCCTGCGTTATCCTGGGCATTGACGATTTGCACTTTCACGACCTGCGGCATGAGGGCATCAGCCGGCTGTTTGAGCTCGGCTGGACAATCCCGCAAGTGGCGCGCGTCAGTGGCCATCGGTCTTGGAAGAGTCTGCAGCGTTATTCGCACGTCAAACAGCATGGCGACAAATTCAAGGACTGGTTTTGGCTGCCGGCTGCCTCAGCGCCGGCAAAGGCTTGCCTCAATAAATAAACCTTGTCGCAATTCATTTGGGCCAAGACTCGATTAGCGTTTGTCTGTCGCTAGCGAATCGGTCAGCATTTGCCGCCATGTCGCTATATCTGCGGCTGCATTGCTCAAAAACGAGGCTGGCGGTTTCGGCGTAACGATTGACGGCATCGCGGGTAAGGTCGGGCAGACTGGCACGGACGGCGGCGAGGTCGTCGCGCAAGCCGTCATTGACAAGACGGGCAGTAGCAGCATCAGCCGCCAGTTTGGTTTCGCGTTTGTTGGCGTCATTTTGTGCTTTCTCTACTTTGGCTTTAAGAGCTTTTTCCACGGCGCGTGCCGCTTCGCTGGCTTGCAACGTCGCATTTGCTTGCGACAACTTGTCGGCGTCCCATTTTGATTTGGCTCGGTCGTAGCCAATAGCCTGGCGTGACTTGTCGAGCGTGTGCACGCCGAGCAACAGCGCGGCCACCAGCGTGCCGTACAGCAGCCAGCGGCCAGGGCTCAGCCACGAAAACGCGCTCACGTCAGCGCCTGTATGCCCAGCTGCGCTCCGGCGTCGGTGATGGTGATGACACGGTTGGCCATCTTTTCAGGCGTGCGGGTGGATACATGCACCCACTGTTTGCCGCCTATGCCCTCAAGTATTATTTGACCAATGCCCAACGTTGAAACCAGCGGGGCCAGCGTTTTGGCGACTTGGTATGCAGTGCCGAATCTTGGCACCACGATGTCAGCCGCATGCCCTTGCGTGTGGTCTGAGCTGGTCACGCCGCCGACAGCTTGATTTAACGGCCGGGATCGGTAGCCGCTGGTGACAACCACTGGCACGCCCAGCGTGCTGCGTATGCGCTCCAGCATCTCGGCCAGCAGGATCAAACGCGGCATGAGCTCGGGGGGCGGGGTGTTGTCGAGGCCAAGTTGGCGGGCTTTGTTGCTGGCCACCAGCTCGGCCAGCGTGAAGTGGGGGGATAAGTTCATGATCCCACCTTGTCTTGCTTAACTAGCCGCCCAAGTACCCCAAGACTTAGCAAAGACAGCGTTACCCATTGCACAACATTGTCCGGGATGCTGGCTTTTAGGTCCTGAGGAATAAAAAGCCAAGCACCTTGAATTGCGCCTGCAAGCGTCATGGCTTGCACGCTCAACATGCGCCAGCACTCACGCCAGTTCGAAACCGCTTGCATTAGTTACCCCCTTTGATTTGCACTGATCTAAGCAATTCGTTTATGCGCGATTGTTCTGTTTCAATCGCGCCCAGACGGTAGTTTTGCATTGCGTTTTCAGATCCCACATTGACCAAAGCTGCATTGCCGGCTTTGACCGTGACTTGTAGCTCTGTCACTGCAGCCGTCAGCCCTTGGACATTGAAATAAAGGCCGGCAATCATCAAGCAGGCTAAGCTAAAAGCAGTGAGCAGACCCCATAGAGGGAGCTTAAAATCAACCGAGATTCTTGCGCCGGCTTCTTCAGGTGTGATCATTTTGTTTTCCATTTTTTGACTAAGCGGCAATGGCTTTAAGCGGCAATGGCTTTAAGCGGCAATGGCTTTAAGCGGTAATGGCTTGGGCTGCAACAAACAACGCGTCAAGCTGCGCAGAATCGAGATCAAGCAGCACTGCCAAGGCGGCCACGGTCGGCGAATTTCGCCTAAAGTCTTGAGCGTCCTGCCATGCCAGCTTGGTCAGCATGTCAGTTGCCGGGTCGGTCATCAGCGCTTCGATCTGCGGCAGCAGGCCCGCCAGATGCAGCGCCATGCGGGCCTGGAGGCGGCTCACGGTCTGCGGCACGGTGGAAGGTGGCGGCACATAAACCGGCAGTGCTGGCGAGACAATCTCAGCAAAGTCGGCGCGCGTAAAGCCAAAGCGCGCAATCGTGGAATTGTCTTCGTTGGCCGCCCAGGCTTTAACCACATCGTCTTTTTCTAGCCGCCACAGCGTGCCTCGCAGCGAAGCCATGAACTGGGTGTGCTCGGGCGTGCCCGTCAGCGCGTCCAGGTCGGCGCGGGTGTTAATGACAACTGATTCCATATTGGTCCTTTAAATGGTTGAATAAATTGCAGGTATCGGCATGGGCCGCGTGGCCGCGCCAGGAGGCGGTGAACTTGGTCAGCGCCTCTGTGTTGCCGTGCTTGGTGTAGTGCACGATCTTGCGTTTGGCGGTGGTCACGGATTGCTTGCGTAGCAACTTGTGGCGCGGCCAAATGCGGTAGCCCAAGAAGTTGATGCCCCGCTGAATGGGCGCTACATGCCAATGGCTGATGCGCATACCCAGCCGGTCTAGGCTGAACTGCTGAATGTCCTCAAACCAGTCGCGCAGCTCGTAGGGGTTGCTGGACAAGATCACGATGTCATCCATGTAGCGCGTCCACTCTTTTGCGCCCAGTTTGAAGTGAATGAATCGGTCGGTTTCGCCGCCGTAGACGTTGGCAAAGAGCTGGCTTGTCAGGCTACCGATCGGCAGGCCAAAGCCGG